GTGTCGTCGAGGAAGAAGTACCCGGTCGAGTTGCGTGAGCGGGCCGTGCGGATGTTCGCCGAGATCCGTGATCAGCACGAGTCGGAGTGGGCCGCGATGAAAGCGGTCGCCGATCTGCTCGGGGTGGGGACGCCGGAGACGGTCCGTAAGTGGATTCGGCAGGGCCAGGTCGACATTGGTGCCCGCGCTAGTGGGTGCGCCCGTTAGTTCGTCGGGGTTTGCCAGGCGGTGGGGTCGTTGAGGTAGAGGCCGCAGGCGCAGTCGAGGGTTTCGGCGGGGGTGCCAGAGGGGCGGCCGTTGGGCAGGATGGAGTTCTCACAGCCTTCTCGGCTGGCGAGGTAGATGACGAATCCCCAGGTCGTGGCATATCCGGTGTAGCGCAGCCGCATCAGCGGCAGCCGGGTGCCGTCAGCGAGTTCTCCGGTGACGTAGGCGAACGCGCCGTGGTATCGGACGTGGACCGCGGCCAGTTGCGGCCAGCGTTGCGCGGCGTGTGCAGCCAGTCGTTGCCGCAGTGAGGTCTTGGTCGATTCCGGCGGTGTGGCCATGAACCTCACCCTGCCACGGACAGGCCGGTGCGGGTTTGGTGCCAGGCAAAGGCTCCGCCTCCGTCAGAATGGGCGTTAGAACAGGGTCGGACGCGACCTTGCGACTGTTCTGCGCCGCAGCGCTCTGCCCCGGATTGCGGATCGCCTGCGGAGTCAGACCCAAAGCTTGCAGCTGGGCCGAATTTCCCACTTCGCTCGATGCCTTCGGTGACGCCGACTCCGATGCTGAAGCTTTGCCGCTGGACGTCGGCGACTGGTTCTGCTGCTTGCGCTGGCGATCCGCTGCAGCAAGGGAGGTCCACAGCGGATCGTTGAGATAAGGGTTGGTTGAGCTTTCGGATGGTGGCGAGCCCATGGAACACCTCACTGGCCAATGCTCGAAATGAATTTGAAGATTAAGAGATCAGGATTGGTGCGCGCGAGGCCGCCACGGACTGGCATTGGCAAGCCAGCCACAGGGGCGAACGCATACCAAATGCGCCCATGACCCAAAAGGATGATTAATAGATTTCCGAGACCGACCATAGGCCGGTCGGCGTCGCACATTGAGTGTTCGAAGAAGAACATCTAGGTTCGAAATGCGAAGTGCCCCTGTCTCCTTCAGGAGACAGGGGCACATTTCGCGGTGGACCTCAGGTGATGTGCACGAAAGTGCCCGCGCCCGAGGAGATGGTCGCCGCGTACGCCGACCACTGACTGTTGTCGATCATCTCGACGGTGATCAGATCGCCGTTGGCCACGGCGACCGATGTGGTCGCGGTCGACGGACTGGAACTACTGGTCGTGCCGGTCACGATCACGGTGCCGTTCTTCTTCAGACGTACCTGGATCGAATTTCCGAACATGCCCGCAGTCCATGCGACCGTACCGGTCACCGTTGCCGCAGCCTTTCCTCCCAGGGACACAAGCGCATCCGAACTTGTGGCGGATCCGGGATAGGTGGACGTATCAGCCACCCACCCCTTAACTTGGGTCCACGTATTCGACGTCGGCTGCGTGGGATTCTTCGTCATCCCGACGGGCGCGAAACCCGGCGTCACCACAGCGGACAGACCCCCGGTGCCCGACCATACGACCGGTCCACCGGTGGCTGCAGCGGCCGTTCCGGCAGTCCCGAACAACGCGAGACCACCGGTAACAACCGACAAGGCGCCCACACCGGACCCGGCTCCGGAAGTATTCGGGCCCACAAGGGCACCGCTACCACTGAACGCGGCTTTTTCCACCACCGTGTCGGTCACCGTCAGCACTGCTGAACCGCCGAAAGCGGCCGGCATGCTGACGGTCGCGACGGCGGTTCCCGTACTGCCGAACACTGCGGGACCGCCCAAGAGCGTGGACAGGGCGCCTGTACTTCCAGCCGCCCCAATTGCGCCGGTCGGGGCGCTCAACGCACCCGCGCCGCCACTCGCATATGTGAGCGGCACTGCAGCCGCCGCTGTTGATGCCGGTTGCCCGACTCCGCCGAAATGTGCTGCAAGCACGGCACTTCCGCGGATAGCGACCATGGCGGTAGCTCCGCCGGTACCTGTTTGGTTCTCGATCAGCCCCACCGATTGGGTATACGGCGCGCCGGTGGAACCGGCCCCCGAGAACAATGCGACATAGCTGAGCGCGGCTGTCGCCGCGCCGGACGCATAGAACGACGGCCATTCCTGAGAATTCGGCAGAATCGACAGACCAAGTCCACCGATGCCGCCGTACGCAGCGTTACTGGCGACCAAGCCGCCCGCACCGCCGAAGGGAGCGGACACGACGATCGCGCTTCCTCTCCCTGCCGCAATGCCGACCGACGTGCTCCCCGATGCGGTGAATGTCGGCCCCACAGTGCTAATGGAAGTGGTTGCCGCAGCAAACATTCCGACACCGGTGCCGCCCGCGGGTGAACTCGCGGTTGGCGTGACCGCGACGGCGAGCATGCCCAGACCTGCTACCGCTGCGAGCGCATACGGGCGGATAACCGGGACTTTGGTGCCGTCGATGACGATCAGCGGGGCCGTCGGCATCGGCACCGCACCGATCGGTGGCGCCGGCGCCGCGGGGGCTGCGGTCGGTGGCGCCGGCAGTGTCGCCGCGATCACCTGTACTGGTGTTGTCACAGCGCCTCCGATTCAGTTGTGGTTGAGGGTTTCGGCTTAGGTCATGGTGAAGGTCGGGGTCACCAGCAGGGTTCCCTGGGAACCCAGCGTGGTCGAGGCGATCGCGACCTTGTCGATGAAGGTGCCGCCGGAGGCCGCGGTCCACAGCCCGGCGTAGGTGTAGGTGCCGGCGGGCAGGTTGATGGTGACCTGGCTACCGGATACCTGGCCGTTGCTCGCGGCGCCCCAGGTCGTCGCTACCCGGGCGTAGGCGGGCGAGCCGCCGGTGGCTTCGTTGGCGCCACTGGTGCCGGGGTCGCCGGTGTGGATGGAAACGTAGGTGTTCGCGCCGCCGATGCCGGCGTAGGCGTTGCACAGCGTGTTCTTGGTAGCGGTAACGGCGATAGCCATGACGGCTCCTCATTTCTTCTGGGTGGGTTGACGAGTCCGGGCCCTGTGGCCCGAACCGATTGGAGGGAAAGTGAATGTCGCGGATCTCAGGTACGCACGACCGCGCCCTCGTACCACGCATAGGTGGTCGCGGGGGTGGTCGGATAGGTCACCAGCATCGTGTAGCGCGAATTGGCCGGGATGGCGTCGCTGATCGCGCTCGGTACAGCCCACGTGGCCGCGGTCGGCGTCACCGTCGCGGGCCAGGCGTCCAATGCTGCGCCTCCGGGTGCGGTCAGCACAATGGAAACCGTTGTACCGTTGGGGAATACAGCGCCGCCCGACGGCTGAATGGTTTGAACGAAGCTGGCGCCGGTCGTGAGTTTCAGCGGTTCGATCGTTGGTTGGTATCCGAGAAATCCGGGATCGGTCGGTGTGGTCATATGACTCCTTGATGGTGGTGTTGGACCTCGTTCATCAGCTCCGGAGACAGGTGCAGTTCCGGGATGTGCCCGGATTGCGCGGCTTCGATCACGCCTCGTAGCACGGCCAGCGCCTCACGGAAAAGCCCTGTGACGCGGTCCAATTCGCGGATCGATGCCTCTTGGGCCGCCTCTACCGCGTCCAAGCGGTGCGTGACCGCTCGCAGTTCGGTCGAAACCCGCGTCAGGGTGGCCAGGGCGATGTCGTTGACATCTTTGGCGGCGGCGACTTCGTTGCGCAGATTCTCGACCGGGTCACGTTTGCGGGCGCGCAGCCAGGAGAAGAACGCCGCAGCGCCGCTGCCGCCGAGAAAGGTGGCGGTACTCAGCACCGTTGTCTCGACCAACGGCATCAAGCGCCCCCGGACTCGCCGGCCTGCTCGGTCTCCGGTTGTCCGATCGCGGCTACCAACTCCGCTCCAGCGTGGGCTGCTGTGGCGATGACCGGACGGTTTCTGACGTACCAGACGTTGAAGCTACGGGCCATCTCCATGGCGGTGACCAGCCCTGCGCCGGACTGAGCCACGGTCGCCGGTGCGTAGCGAAACAACACGACGGCCACGGCCACGAGGTTGATCAGACCGCCGATGACAGAGACGACTGCCTTGGCGTTCGTGGCTAAGGCATCCCCCGCTGTCACGGTGCGGTCTTCGGCGTAGTACCGGCACGCAGGTCGGCGACCGCGTCGACCAGGGTGAGGTTCTGGCCGTCGGCGGTGGCGCCCAGCTGGGGCCATCCGTGTCCGGTCGGTCCGAGCAGCTGCGCCCAGATGTCTTGAACCTTTTGATACAGGTCTGCCTGTTGGGCATCGGTGAGGGCCATGAGAGCTCCCGTCGTGGTCGATGTGGATGTCAAAAGTCGCCGCAGGTCCTCGACGGTGCCGCGAAACGCGTTGGCATCGACGGCGTGCCCGGCTACCTGTGCGGCATCGGTGAACTGAAGAATGTCGACAGCTCTGCCGCAGAAGCCGTTCCAGTACGGTGAGCTATCCCCCGGATAGAGGGCGGCGGCGAATCCGGTACCACCGACATAGCTCGATTGGATAAGTCCGGGCACCTGGGCGAGGTCGGGCGATCCGATCTGCTGGGCGTACCAGCGCGGAATGTAGCTCAAACTCACCGTCACGCCGCGCGCGTTGATCGCCCGGCACAGCGCCCAGAACACCGACATCTCGCCAGAATTCGCTTCGAAGTCCAGCATCGCGGGTGCTCCGCCCAGATGTTCAGTGAACAGTGCTGCCTGCCGGTCGATGTCGCAGTCCGCGCGTACGTAGTGGTAACCAGCCACGAGTAGTCCTGCGGCGTGTGCTGCCTGCCGGTATGCCGGCCAGGTGTGGTCGACGAAGTAGTCGCCCTCGGATACTTTGGCGAAGACGAAGTCGAAACCTTCGGCCTTCACCTGGGCCAGGTCTATATCGGGACCGTTGTTATTGGATATGTCGATTCCGAAGATCGTCACTTTCTCACTCCCATAGAAGGCGTCGTGACGGCAGGGATCTCAGGAGAATGAGCACAAGGTGCCGTCGAAGAAGGTGGCCACGCCGCCGGCGTCGCCGCGCACGCCGGCGCTCTGTCCGGATTGGAATCCGGGGGCGCAGACGGTTCCGGCACCGAGAAAGACCACAAAGGTCGCACTCGTGTCGTACTGGTTGCTGCCCATCGCTTCACCGGCGAAGCGCATCGCAGTCCATGTCCCGCCCGCCGCCGGCGCCGTATACAGCACGGTCCAGTAGGGATTGGATCCAGCGGCTGTGTCCCACTGGAAGCCGACGCTGATCACGTACCAACCTGATTTCGTCACCTGAATCTGACCGGTACCGAGATCGATGAGATTGATGTTGTTGGTCTGGCGGACAGTATCGAAAACAGGCGCAGTCAAAACGTTGGCCCCGGCACTCTGCGCGACGCTGGAGGTGTTCTGCCGGTACAGCGACCAACCGGTTCCCACGATCGGAGGCGAGGCGGTGTCGGCCGCGGCGAACGAATCGAAATCGAAGCCGTAATAGCTGGACGTTCCCCAGGCAGAGCTCTGCTGCAGATACGTACTGATGAAGCCGACCCAACGGTTGGTGCTGCCAACCGGTGAGACCGCCGACGCGTCGTGATAGTTGAGAGCGCCGACACCGTTGATCTGCACGGTGTAGCTGTTTCCCACAGCGGTCAGGGTGATCGTATCGCCGGTGGAAATCGAGAATTGACTGCCCCCGACCCACTGGGTGAAGGTGGTGGTGCCGCCGCTTCTGACGCCGTAGCCGAGCGCAACGCTGGTCGTAGATACCGCCGCCCACACGAACGACGACAGGTCGGCGGCTGCGCGGATCACAGGCCCGCTGCCGAGGTCGTTGGAGCCGGCCTGGTTCACTGCTCCCAAGACCACCGACACTGATTCCGAATCGGTCAGCAGTGGTGTCTTCCACAGTGCCCCGACGCTTCCATTGCCGGTATTACCCGACTTGGTGATTCCCGCCTGGCCGTTGACGACGCTCACGTCGGCGACCGGGCCGGATCTGAACGTCGCCCAGGACGCGGTGTTCCAGCTGGAGAAATTGTCGGTCACCGAGGCTCCGCCGACTTGGGTCTGCTGCTGCTGGGTTTGCAGCGCGGCGATGGCCGAGGCGTTGGCGGTCGAGGTGTCTTGCGCGGCTGTGGCCGTCGACTGAGCGCCCGACGCTCCCACGGCCGCAGCGGTGGCGGCCGACATCGCCTGTGTGGTCGCGTTGTTGATATTCGTGGTGGCGGCGCCGACGCCCTGGAACGACTGCATGACACCGGAGATGATCGACTGCTGTGCCGACTGCCACGTCAGTTTCTGCAGGCTGGGAAGACCCGCGCCAGTGCCGGCCGGGCCCGCATATGCTCCCGCCGGGACCCGCTTGTCCGGCGAGGTCATCGCGCTGCCTGTTCATCGGCCGGCGGCTGCTCGATGGTTGTGGCTGTTGCCAGATTGGGCGGTAGATCACGCGCGTCGACCAAGTGCGCGAGCTCTCCTGACTCACGCAGTTGCTGCACTACGTGTGCGCGCTCGTCGGCGGTGAGCTGGGCCATATCGGGTGCAGAAACTTCAGCCGGTGCTGGGGTTCCGGCCGGAACCCATCGCCCGGACCCGTTGAGCCAGTGGGTAACTCCGCGTGCGGGATGGTGATATTCCTTGGTCTGCGCCTGCGGGTCGTGTCGAAACCCTAGGTCCCACAGGTGCTTCGACCATTGCCGAAGCACATCGGGGTGGACCATCAGCGGCGCATTCCGCGGGCCCGGCAATCCGACCAGCGCCCAGGTGAACGCCTCGTGTGGATTGTTCGGATCGCAGTCGTCATAGGTAGGGATGGACATGAATAGTCGTCTCCTGGTTACATCTGGACAGCAAGCTCGTGGATTTCGTCGACGATGTCGGCGATCACCCGCATCGACTTGGCAAACGGCATGTCGTGGTCGTGATCGGTGCCGACGGTGATCTGCCATGCCGGGCTGGCGGTGCGAGACCACGCCAGCTCGAGTTCGGTGACCTGATCGACATATATGGAGCCGGCAGGCATCCCCTTGACGGTGGAGCCGACACGATCGCCGAGGAAAAAGTGACCCATTCCCTGGTCCCCGATCAAATAGGGCTGACCGTTCGCGACAGTGAACTTGTGGGTGAAATGGCGGCGGGTCTTCCACAGGCCCTCGCCGAGCGTCAGCAACGAACCGAGGGTGTAGGCACGGTCGGCGCTGGTTTCGAAGTGCTCGTAGTAGTGCGACCAACCCGACGCTGCCGCGCGGTCGGGAGCCTCGTACTGGACCCAGGCCAGCAAGGTGTCCGACAGCAAGGCCATCGCGATCGTATTGACGACCTCGGTGGCGCCGTTGGCGACACCCTGGAGCAGCGGGCCGGCGTAGGGCACCTCGCCGAGCAGGCCGCCGATGATCATGCCGCAGAACTGAATCGCCGACGAAATCGCCTCATTGACGCCAGGCGCCGAATGCCCGCCGGTGAGGATCTGCACCGACGACGAGGGAGCGATGACGAACTGCGAGGTCTGAATCCCCGAGTACTCGTTCTGCCGGTAGACCACCCAGGGATTGGATGGCAATGTGCCCATCCAACCGGGGTTCTTGTACAGCGCTGGCGCGTCCGGGTCGGGCAGGACATTGGAACTCATTCCCAGCCAGTCGCTTTCGAACATTTCGATCGTGTGCTGCAGCCCGTCCCAGACGTTTCCGCTGGTGCTGGTCCCGGTCGTGAAGCCGGATTTGTCGACGATGTCGATCACGAGTGCGCCGTTGCGCAGGTTTGCTCCCGGCCACGGCGGCGGGTCGCCCTGCAGCCAGCGTCGGGTCGTCACCGCGAGCTGTGCCGATTCCAAGGTTCCGGCCGCTGCTTCGTGGAAGTTCTTGAACCGGGATCCGAAGATGGTCCAGATCGAAGTGTCGGTCGCGTATGCGGTCGGGACGACCACCACGGGCCAGTTCGACATATCCAGCGATGCCCACTGATTGATGTCGATCGGATCGGCCGGCAATGCCCAGCTCAGCTGCCCCTGCAATCGAAGCAGGTTCACGAACAGCGCTGTTTTGAGCACCCACACGCTCGGCCCGGCGAGCAGGAACTCACGCGGAAACTGCACTGCCGCAGGAAGAAAGGGATTCGACCAGCAGTAGATGTGTTTGAGCTCCTGGTAGGAGTGCATGAACATCAACTCGACAGTGGTCACGCCGTGTTCGTCTGTGGCCAAGACGGCCTTCTCCAGCCTGCCGTCCCAGCGCGCACCGTCCTTGTCGACAGTGATGTGGACGTTTTGAGTCGTGCGACCGTTGATATCGACTGCCCATTCGGCCAGGTAATTGTCCACGGGCAGAGTCAAAATGCCGGTGCCGGCCTGATTGAGCACCCACCGAAAGTCAGCGCTGATCTCCGCACCGCAGATACCTCGCAGGTTCCAGTCGCCGTCCCACAGCCGAACCAGTGGCCGGGCGAAACGCTGTCGTTTGCGTGATGCTTTCGCGGCCTGCGCGTCGGCGAAGATCTCGGGAAGCTGTGTCGCAACGGTCATTGCAGCCCCCACGGCCGCGACCAGTTCCGTGGTTGGACGACCATCACCGATGCTCCGACCGGCGCTCCAGTCACCGTTATCGGGATCGATGTCGACGGCGTATACGGAGGCACCGCGTAGAGGAAACTGACACCGTTCATCAACGCCCAGATTTGGGATCCGTCGGCGGCGGCGATCATCTCCTCCATCGGATCGGTATCGACCGTCAGATCCTGTCCAGCCGTCGTATGCGGCAAAATGACAACCCGCTGGGCGTCACGGTCATTGGGAATCCACGAAAAATCGGGCAAAGTCCATTTCCCCGGCGCCGAACACACCCACTTCAACCACATCGGCTGATCGGTCGGGTTTGCGACAGCCACTGTGCCCGAATCGATTCGGCCACCAGAGGTGTCCACCACCGAGGACCAAGTGCTGGTCACATCCGACTCCACCCACCACGGATTACCCGCGGTACACGTCATCACGACCTTGCCCCACATCTTCAGATGCGGGTCCTTCTCCGGTTTGAAATCCGGCTGCTCGGACAGACGCAACGCCAGCGACCGCGTCCCGAAATCGGTCGTGATCGTCAGAGTCGCATCACGGTCGTAGGCCCAGGCCTTACGCCAGGCACTGTCCACCGCCTCCCACGACTGCCCAGCGGTCTGAAATACGTTGACTGCAAAGACCACATCGCGCTTGTTCGTCCGATATCCCCCGAACGACGACCCGATCTGGAATGCCGACTGATTCCAGATCGTTGTCACCGGAGCGTCGTACAACCCACTCGGCGCGGTCGCCAACTCCACTCCTTCACGGCCGCGCCCCAGGCCGGCGATCGTCCACTGCGATCCATCGACCCCGGTCACCGTGATCATCGCGGCATTCGATGCCACAACCTCACCTCAATTCTGATTTTGATTTGACACAGGAATGAAAACCTGCCCTATTCGGGGCGCCGCCATATCTTTTCTCCGCGCACCGTAAAGTTGCATTATTCGTACACCAAGTTCAACGCAGCGAGATATCTCCATCAAATGGCTGCCCAATCCGAGCGCCGTACGACAGAAGAAAGAGTCCAGCTTGAGACCGCGATTGCCCGACTAGTACGGTTCGAGCGCGATCGGAAAGAACACAGATAGTTCAGTTCGCCATGGTCAGGATCGAAAAGGTCGGCGGCGATTAACCGACCGAACGCTCAAGTCCCCTTTTGCGCTAGGCCGGGCGTCAGCGAGAATGCATGAGCTCCCACTGCATAGAGAGAACCTTAAGCCGACCAACGACGTCCCCCGAGTCCGAAGCGGAGATATTCACCACGGCCGGCTGTGCCGCAGACGCAGGCTGCGATGGAGTGCCAATCACAGGGGGCCGCAATCGTTCCGCAAGAACCTTCTGCAGAAAGAACGGATCCGAGTTGAGCGCCTGCAAGAAGGGGCGATTCACCGACGTTGATCGAGCATTCATGACGAACTCGCCATCTGACAACCACGCCGGAATCTTATCGCCGATCGATGAGCCCGGACCACTTACACTGCCGCCATCGGCATGCTTACCAGGCTTCGCGCCGGATAGCTTCGACGTGATGCCGTCTCGCTGGCTCTTCCAATCGTCATAGGCCTTGCGAGAGGCATCCGGATGGGAACTATCTGCTGACGGAATATTCTTGCCCTTCGCCCAATCTGGATGCTGTGCATTGCTCTGAGCTAGAAAACTCCCGAGATAGGCGGGGTCATCGGGAAGAATCAAGTTATATCTGTCTTGTTTCGAAGGAGAAGCCGCCGCCTCCATTCCCTTTTGGATGCTCTTCGTAGCCAAATAGCCGGCCACTGCTCCGACGACAGCACCCGCCGCAATGCCTACGGCAGTCCCGACGACTGGAGCCGCCGACCCAGCAGCACCGCCGATCTCCGCGCCGACGAGGGCTGTGCTCCATTCAGCTGCTGCCCCGCCTGCCGCAGACCCAGCCGCGTACCCGACGAGCGCACCACCGAGTTCGGACGTATACGCCTCGGACGCCGGCATGCCCTGCTTGAGGTCGGCTGAGATCGATGGCGCTGCAGCGAAGAGCGCCACCGCCGGACCCAGCCGACTGAAGCCTCCTAGCGGACCAAGCGAATAGTCGCGGGTCCACGGCTGCCAACTGTCCGGTAAATCCTGACTGTCCTTCATCAGGGCGCGAGTTATGTCATACACAGTCCCGGTCCCGCCACCACTGCCGCCAGCCTGGAAGTCGGCAACGGTGGGTGTCCAAGTGAATGTAGAGCCGTTGGCGCCTTCAAATTCGACGGTCGGCACTCCTTTGTCGTCGTACCTTATCGACCTAGCAGACTTACCGCCGTGGATCTCAATACCAGTGGGCTTGCCCTGACTGTCCATGGTCAGGTCATAAGAGGCTCCCCAACCAGTCCCGGGGAGCGACCCCTGCATATGCTTCGTTATCGACAGCACAGATGACGCCTCGCCGGGAAGCGTTTGGGTCATCGTGGTGGTAGGAATACCGTCTACGTCTACGGTTCGGTTCTGAACCACCGTTCCCGAGGGCAACTTGATGGTCGCGTCAGGCTTGTCGAAATCCTTGACGTTCGGTGCACCTAGATAATCGAGCGCACTTCCCGGTTCAATGCTGTTCGGCCCCGCTTTCGCCCACGGTGGCGCAACACTGCTGGTCATCGACTGCGCCATCCCGTCCGAGAGACCTGTCGTTGCAGAACTGCTCCCGGGAGGACCAGCCGGCACCACCGGACGTTCGACACTGGAATCAATTCCGACTGTCACGCCCGGCGGCGGCCCGTCCGGACCGTCCAAGCCTGCGAGGGCGCGCTGCATCGGAGACAGTTCTCGCGACGATGGCGGCGGAGAATTCGGCGGATCTGCAGATCCAGGGTCCGGGCCATTTCCAGTAACAGGCGGCGGCAGACGCCTCATCCAAGCAACCACGAATGGCCACCCTTTCTTATGTGTTTGCGTAACATCGACGCTTCGTTCCAGCCGCCATGCGCTGGTCGTCAGGAACTCGCACTAGCGATGGGGATATACGTCGATTACCATCACCGGAATGCCTTCACCGAGTAACCACAACCCATCCGGCTATCAGTGGGTGCGGGTGTGGCCTACGAATGCCCCTCGCGCCCGCCGATTGACTGGCGGGGCGCTTCTCGTGGGAGCCATATTGGCCTATACAGAACACTGGCTATCGTTCGCTAACGCCACGGTGGCCGGGGTTCTTGGACTGGCACTGATTTCTGGTAGCGGAAAGACCCCACGTCCGACAGTGCACACAAACAGCGATGGTCGGCCGAAGCTGAGCCCCAACGCCTTAAAAAACCCCAATTTTCAAGGCTTGGCCTTGCTCGAATGCGCTGGCATACTTGCGATCTGGAATGGAATCACCGGGCAAGCTCCTGGATGGTTCATCTGGGCCGGAGGGGTCATGGCAGTAACGTTGGCCCCTATTTTGTGCTTGCCATTTGTCACGCGTTCACAAAGGTACATCGTGTTCGGCGAGCACGAACTTCGCGTAGTCAATACCTTCAAAAAATCGGGACTCGATCGGCGATATCCTTGGGCGAGCATCAGCAACGTCGAATTGCTCGCCGAAGTGTCGAGCCGCGCAACTCTGCCGAGCGTCATTTTCCAGTGCCCCCACGAGTCCGTCATCGAGAACTCCGTTCCTGACCGACCGGATTATTTGCGAGATGGCCAAGATAGTTGGCGGATACCGGTTCTGTGGTGGAATGTCGAAGTCAACGCGTTTCTTGCAACTCTTCGATACTTTGCAGCCGAGCCAGCGATGGCACGTAACGCCACAGCTTCGGACGTGCGCTCCATGCTCACAGCACCGAACTGGGTGCACCGCCGCCAAGCGCCTCGCCAGCCGCTGCTGCCGCGCACCTGAAAGGCGAATCGGCCTGAGGTGCAGCGTAATACCAATGACCAGCGCTTCAACTGATGTAGACAGACACCAGCAGGCCAGCAGCTATCGCCTGGCCGGCACCATTTTGGTGAACCCGCGCGTCGATCACGTCGCCAGCTAGCAGGATTGGCTGGGTGGTGATGGGAATCGAAACCGGTGTCTCCGGTGACAGTGTGATCCCCGCGGCAGTCGTCAAGCTACCGAAGGTGGTGACGACCGCGCCCGCGCGCAGTTGGCGCAGTGTGATCGTCACGTTGTCGGCGGCCGACCCCACGATGGTCGGATAACCCGTGGGGGCGACGATTTCGATGTCGGTCACAGTATCGCCGCTGTAGAAGGCAGGCGAGTAGGCGCCGGCAAGGGCGGTTACATCGGATGCTCCGGCCGCTTGCGCCGGCAGTGTCGTCGAGTAGATCATGACGTCCTTACTGAGTCTCGGCGTCGACGACCTCGCTGGAGGTCGAACCGCTCTTGCTGAATTGCTCTACGGAAGAGGTGAATTGGTCGATCAGCTTTTGGATCGAGCGATCACGTGCTTCATCGCGAATGATGTCCAACGCCGACATCGGGCGCGGCATGGGGGTAATGCGCGGCGGTTCGCCGCCAGCCGAGGCGATGACCGCGGCCTGCACACCCTGCAACGCGTCGATCACCGACAACAGGAGATAGGTGTCGATCGTGTAGCCCTCGGGTGTGGGCCTGACGGGCTCGTCGGCGGTGTTGTCGCCGGCCGCTTCCTCGGCGGCGAGCATTTGTTCGGCCAGATCCCGGTCCATCGTCAGCGCGGAGCGATACTGCGAGCCGTGGGGAAGTTTGTCCTTGAACGCCCAGATGGTGCGCCAGTCGCGAGTTCGGATGTGGTTGGGCCCGAAGCATTCCCGGACATCGATGCCGCGCTCAAGCAGGTCGTAGTCGAGCGCGGCACCGAAGCGGTCCCAGAACTCTACGAGCCCTGCGATCCCCCCGGCAGATCACCGGCGCCTTGACCGAACAGGTGGGAGTACAGATCCGTTTGGAAGGCGGTCCACTCGTCGTGCGGGCGATCGGCGAACAGCTGCTCGACCTCCTCGTACTGATCGCCGAGCACGATAGCCATCTGCTCGTCATCGTCGCGGGTCTTGCGCAATGCCAGCACTTGCGCCCGGGTCACAGGATGGATTTCGATGTCTTCAGTCAATCGGTAGGGGACGCGGCGTGACGGCGCCAACTGCTGCTGCAGTTCGTAGAAGCGTCCGCGGTCGGGGTCGTTCGTCGGCATAAATGGTTCTCCGGTTTGCTTTATCGGTGGGTGGTCGAATTACTCGTCCGTGACGACGGGTTCGGCGACGGCCTCCGGCAGAAGTTCGCGGTCGGCAGCGAGGTTGTGGCCCAGCTTGTAGACGGCGTTGACGTACTCGCTCGCGGTGAAGACGGGGTACTCACGCTCACCGTCGGTGAGGGTGACAGGGTACTGAGTGGGGATGGCGGACACCATGGACTCTCTTTCGCTCCGGAAGTATGTGAACAGAAAGGGCGGGGCGCGCCGCGACCGGAGATACCCGGCGCGCCCCACAACCCGGCCTACGCCGGGTGCCTGCGATCGCCTCTCGCACCTGACACAGTCGAACGCGGTGCCGAAATAGGCTGACAGCCAGCCGATGTGCGAGGCGATCAAGTATCAGACGGTCAGCTGACGGTGACCGCGCAGGTCGCGGTCACCGCAGAACCGCCCGCGGGGGTGTAGGAAGCGGTGATCGTCGCGGTGCCCGCGGCCACGCCGGTGACCGCACCGGTGGCGGCGACGGTCGCGATCGAGGCGGCCGAGGAGCTGAACACCACCGACGAGTTGGGGATGACACCGCCGAACTGATCGGTGACCACCAGCGGCGCGGACGCGGCCCCACCATGAATTAGCGAAAGCGTCAGCGGCGCAACGGTGATCGCGCTCACGGTGTAGTTGATGCCCGAGCCCGACAGCAGCTGCTTCCAGCCGGCGCCGCCGAACCCGTGGGCGACCGCGTAGCCGGCGGTGTCGTCCTTGAACGCGACCAGGGTCAGCTTCTGGGCCAGCACCTCGGTGGGGTTCCACTGCTCGCCGCCGAATTTGCTGACCGCGACCTTCGGCATCACCTTGAACACGTAGATCGGGGCAGCGTCGTTGCCGTCCTTGCCGATGATGATCGCGGAGTAGTAGGTGATCTGTTCCGAGGTCGGCTGCGGGAAGAACACCTCGCCGGAGGACGCGTTGGCCATCACCTGCTTCAAGTTCGCGCTCGTGGCCAGCTGCAAGCTCAGCGCATTGGTCTGCTGCGGCTCGAACTCGATGGTGGTGATGTCGCTGGTGATGTCGTTGCGCACCGGCTGAAGTTCACCGTAGGACTCGATCGGTGCGGCGGTGATGCCGCGTGCGAATGCGACACCGGTCTTCTTGTCGATCAGACCGATCGACTGATACGTCGACGGCAACGGCTGCAGGTTCGCGTTGCTGTCGGTGAAGGCTGCCGGCGCGGGGGTGTACCACGGCGCCAGGAAGACGGCGGCGTCGAGCGGCTTGAGCAGCAACGATCGCTGCGCAGCCTTCAGCGCCGTCAGATTGGTGGCAGGCATGAGACTCCATTCGAGGCACCCGCACACGCGGGTGTGGTCGGAAACGGCACCGAGTGGTGCCGGTGAAATATCCCTGTCTTCGCAGGGTCGGCGTCCGCCTACTGGCGGCGGGCCTCGATCGAGAAGGCGACCTCGACCAACTGATTGAGCGGGTCGAGGTCGGGCACCTCGGTCAATCCGCGGCTGCGCCGCAGAATCGGCGGGTGGAACTTGGCTTCTTCGGCGGTGATTTCCTCGACACTGTCGACGAGCACACCGTTCACCCGGGTCGCGGGCGCGGCCAGCACCGCATCGCGTACCTGTACGGCCAGTTGCTGCGCCTGCGCGCGAGTGGTTCCGAACACCGCCACGCTCACCTTCGCCTTGTAGGTGATCGCGTTGATGTCCACGGTCCCGGCCGTCTTACGGACCCAGATCAGCGGCAGTGCCGCCTGAAGTTCCGCCGAGGTCGCCGGCAGAGTGGTGACCGTGCCGGCGATCGGGGTGAACAAGTCGATCAAGAACTGTTCGAAGTCCGGGAACTCCCCCGGCGCAGGATAAATCGGACCGGTCATCACTCGGCTTCCGGTGCGGGGCCGACTCGGACAAGGGCACCGAGGTTGCCAGCGGTCGGAATCGGACGCGCCGCGTCGACAGCGACGGCCACGCCCTGGGCAAGGATGGACAGCGCATCGACGTCGGCCTTCAGCGTCGCGATACGGGCGACGAGGACCTGGACATCGGTGGCGATTGCGGCCGCGAGGGCCGTGGATTCGTCGGAAGCGGTCACGTTTTCCTCCAGTCTCCGACGACCGGATTTCGTTGGCGTGCTGCGGTTTACAGACCGAACAGCGGAAGCACCAGCGGAACCAGGTCGCTGATCAATTTGATGATGTCTTCGACAACAGCGAGCATTTCCCGTCACCTCCTCTCGAAGATCGGGGTCTCGACTGCGAAGGACCTGGCACACGGTGAATCCCGATACCAGGTCCTGAGTTCACTCGAACGATTCGCCAAGGCGCAGTCTCCGAGCGAGTTTCACGGCACACGCAATGCGACGTGTGCAAGTCTTCGAGCGGTATTACCGCAGATGGGACAGGTAGGTGGCCGACTGGCGACGCAGCCGCTCCGACATCCCCGGATCGGATGCCTGACCGTTCGGCTTCAAGACATTCACAGTCATGGTCCGATCGATGCGCGCACCAGCGCCGAGCTGATCGAGGGATACCGCCGGCATCGCGGTCATCGGTGGCGGACTGTAGTCGGGCATCCGCCGCATACCGGGATCGGCCATCCCGGCGGGCGGTGTGGTCCAGGCAGGCGCCGGAGCACTGAATTGCTCAGCCAGAGTACCCACCGCGTTCAGTACACCGCTGACTACCGGTCCTGCCGGCCCTGCGGCGGCGCCGGCCAACGCGTCCATGCCCAGTTGCACAAGCGGTTTGGCAGTCTGTTCGAAAATGCTGGGCCAGTTGTGCCACTGCAGAAACGGGAACAACGAACCAGGCCGTGACCGCGACAAGAACCCATCGTCGCCATCAGCGGGCCCGTGCTCCTCGACCTCGCCGCCCTCGGCGAAGACACGTGGAAAGATCGCATCGCCGAGCAGCCGGCCACCAGCGTGCGCCATGGACGCCCACTGAAGGAACGGTGCCAGCTGCCCCGTGCGCGAACCCGACAGCAGTCCGTCATCACCCGTGACCGGACCTGCTTCGACCTCGCCACCATCGGCAAAGGTGCCCGGCGAATCCGGCGGCGCATCGAACCCCGACAAAGAATTTGACAGGACGGTTGGAAAATCGGTCACGACGGGAACCTTTCCGGCGATGTTGCCAGTGCTCTAGGGGACTCAGCGGTGGGCATTGATCACTTCGGCGAGTCGATCGCAGTACCCGAGCTTTTGATAGGCGCGGGTGTGTGCCCCGCCGACGAGATAGCCCGCCATCATGTCGGCGGCCCGCGACCACAGCGACCACGTACGAACCGGGTGCGACAACCATTCACGATCGGTGGGCTGCCATCGATTTCGGCGAATGCGATCGGTCAGGTCAGCCGTCCAGCCCCCCAGTTCGGCAAAGCTGAACGCCGACACCGAATCGGCCAGAGTGCGCAAGGGGGAATCGGGGGGACACGACGTGATGCCGTCCGCGGGATTGGCTACTTCCCATGTAGGTATGTTGTCAGGCCATGGTGCGTGCTGGCCGTTGATGCCGAATCCGACCGGATCCGGGTCGATCGAATCGCCCTCTCGCCGAAGCGGATTCGCAATAGTCGCCGCCCATGCCAGCTCGCAGTCCGCGAACTCGCGCCGCGCTTTGGCTTCCAGGAAACGAGTCACAACCTCGGCGCCGAGGCTGTAGCCGAGCAGCCCGACCCGGTTCGGTGTCCTTCGTATCGCTCGCACGAGGGCGGTGACACCGAGTTGGATAGATTTCTCCTCCGAACATCCTGCCAGTGAGCGATCCGGATTCACCAGACCGATAGCGGCCGGATAGTCGATGTCGAGCCCGATTTCGTAGACGGCGGGATCGAGCTTTCTGGTAACGGCAGCGAGCATGTTCGCCGGGGAAGCAAGTCCCTCACCGGTACCGCGGCAGGTCAGAACTGTTATCAACGCAGGGCCTTTCGAGGCGAGACGTACGGGGAAAGCGACGGCCCCACCCGCGGGAACGGAAGAACGCGGGTGGGGCCGTCATCGCCCCGGCTTCCGAGCGGCCTGCAACCGCGCAGGGGTGCGGACATGCGGGAGGCTCGGCCCGGGCGGGGCGGGTCAAGGTGGTCGTAATGTTTGTGGGCGCCCCACCCCCGGCTCGGTTGCCGGGGGTGGGGCAATTGCGCCTCTGCGGCTCTGCGCCATCTCCACCGCTAGGTCAGCGGGAAACGGGACACCACCGAGGCGGGTCACGTTGTCCATCCTTGGCGACGAAAGCCTCAGCGGGACAAAAGTCTTCACCGCATGGCGTCCGAGCGCTGGCAGCGACCAAGCGGACACGCGACGGTGAAGACGATGTGCGACACGCTCGCCCCGGCCCGTTATTTTGTGGGGACAGTCATTTCATCGGGGGCGTGTCGCAAGTCTGTCGGTTTTGCGGTGAGAGCCGTGCGAGATGGATGGAAACCAACGCCCATAACCCTGGAGCGCTGTATCACTCGTTCAGTTGCCGGCATCCGAAATCGAACATCGAAAATGCTCCCGGACGCGTGAACCGGAGAAGGCGTTTGCTCGGTAAGGAGCTACGCCTGCAACGAGAGTCAACCTTCTCGACCACGGATATTTGTTCGATTTCTTCTGAACCAATTTCCGACGGCGTAAGCCTACAACCACCCACTGTGACAAACGACGAAAAAGTGGCCAACACCGCAGGTAGAACACCCCTTCGGCGCCCTGATGGCTCGCCACACACCACAGGGCCAGCGAACGCGCGAGCCGCCTCCAGACAGGCCGGCGGACAACACCGTGTCCGACCAGATCGAATTAGCCCTTGCCGCACAAATCGACAGCGAGGGTGAAACATGTTCCGCGACAGCATCTTTAACCCGGTCGACATGCATCTGGTCGAGAACGCGGTACGTCGTTCAAGTCGCCAGCTACAGCAATGCCGGCGACTTGAACGACTGGTCGCGAAGCGATCCGTCAAGCCAAGCTTCGCTTCTGCTCTGACGCACCGGGTTATGGGCGAAACGCCCCGGGACGAACACCGTACCCACGGCTTCTGCGTCACCGGTCAAGTGGCGAGCAGCCCAGTCTGGTGTGCCGGATCACAATTCCGGGAGTTCCGGTTGGCGATATTTTAATCGCCACGTTCGAGATATAGTCTCCGACCGTCGGCAATTCCTGACGTATACCGGCACGACCGCCAATGCATTGAAGGTGCAGGGATTTTACTATACGTCGTCTAACCTATCAAGATACTCCTGGCCGAGTTCCTTCAGGATTCCCCCTCTATCGATCCAGTATTTCGGGTCTCGAAGCACGATCATCGAGCCTCCGATATCAAACATACCGTTTTCCCAAATGAGGCCTCCGCCGCGCCCGAAAAAAACAATCAAGGGCTCGAATGGATCCGGAAGCTCGACAACTGGCTGATACCCTGCATCGGCTACCGCAGCCCAGCGTAGCGCAGCGCTTATCAATTGCTTGTCCCATGGCGAGATGTTCGCGCGAGCGGACGAAAGCTCTTCCCACGCCGCCGGAGGGGTCTGCACCTCGCAATGGAGGTGGTTCGCCAGGTCGACAAACGGCCACTCACCACGGATCAGATCCAATTCGCAAATATCAACCCAAAGCGCAACCCTGTACAAGTACTCCGCTACCAGGCGTTGACGCGAATTTGTGTGCGCTACGGCGAGTTCGGGATCACTCCAGTTCGATGAAATTAACCGATCGACCATTTCGTCAACGAGCCCGGTATTAGTCATTATAACCTTTCAAATCTTGAGTCTAGATTATACCACGCACTTTAGAGCAAATATTGTAATTCACAGTCGAACATGCGAGAGATAGGTTGACTCACTGAGCCGTTCCCCACTCATATCGCAGCCTCGGACGATCGGTTTTTGGGTGATGTTGACCCGTAGAGACTGATCAACTGACCGGCGGCGACGTGGCACCTTGGTTAGCGGCACCCCTGGCGCAAACAGCCGCCTTACAGTATAGATCGAGGATCGAACGCCCATGATCATTGCGTCAAAGTCTGCGATCTGCGGAGGCTGGACATTTTCCACTTCTCGTCGTCTTACGTTTACGGACACATCCAACGCAATAGAACGGGCTTGACCATGACTACCGTCCCGAGGAGCCCTGAGGGCCGACCGCGGAATGCCATTGAGTGCTCGCCTCACGACTTCATCGAGATTGGACAGGTCTGGAACGATTCCGTCTTCAGGCGGCTCAAGTCCATGACGCTTCCAATGAGACAAAAGATCTGCGTCTGGGCTCGACTGGGTTGAACGCGGGGCTAACAAATGCGCGCCTGGATGGTCCAACGATAAGCTGGGCCCAAATTCACCCCAAGCCTCGGGAGCCGTAGACATATACTGTAATCCGAGCTCCATCAATTTTGATTCGACATACTCGTGAGCGATAAGGGACCGAAATTGGTAATAACCTTCCGACCCTTTGTCCAGCTCTCCTCGTGACGCCTGGTCCCACAAGTCTGAATAGCTTTTGTTCGGAGTAAAGCGCCCCACCTCGACTTCATCCGGACCACGAACCACCGTATGCTCGCGCACGAAAAGATTCTGCCATGCTTCTTCCACAATACGCTCGTCCAGCCCGGTATTGCGCGCTGCCGACGGTACATCTCCCGGAGAATTTGCAATGCGCTCGTAAGCCTCAATCGCATCGGGCGTGGCATCCTCTGCGAACGCGAATCCGCCTCCATTCTGAGACGGCGTACCGCGCGAGCCCGGCCGCTCGGTGTTCGACGCGACAGAAGGCAATGCTCCGCCCGATTCATCGGGTGCGGGAGGTGTCTGGCCGCCCCTCGTGTCCCAAGGTTGGTCCCGGTGGGGGGTTCCTGGGCCGAATCTGGGGTCTCGTGTCGGAGGAGCGACGTCGCGGCGCGGTAGCCGGTCCGTGAGATTTCCGACGCGGTCGATGGTTGCTTGAGCTGCAGCGGATGCGGCGTCGGCGAGGCCGCTTGCGCGGGCTGTCGCGCCCAGTGCGCTCCCGGCGCCGTCGGTGACGACACCAACCGCGGCTCCGCCGACGATATTGCCGACGATCGTGCCGATTCCACCCGCGACGTCGCCTCTGGCGAAGTCGTCCCAACCTGTGAGGCCCTTCGCTGTGCCGGCGAGGATTTGGCGGGTTTCGCCCTTGTTCAATCCCGGCACGTTCCCCGAGTTCGCTAGTTCGTATCCGCCGATCGGGTCGCCGCCGAGTGCACCGGCGCCGAGAAGGACGCCGATCTCGACCTGTTTGCCGAGGCCTTTCCAGGCGTCGGCCACACTGGGCGCGCCATGGCCTGCAAGCCCGAACAATGCGGCCGGTCCCTTGGCCGTCTGTTCGATCGCCTGGGTGTATTTGTTGCTGAACCGCTCGAATGCTCCAGGGTGGTAGTCGGTGTTCTGCTGCCGTTTCGAGAGCGCATCCTCTGCCGCCGCGAGTTCGTTCGGCGAAAGCGGCGTGCCATGCGGGTTGAGCAGAGCCTGCACCAGAGGGTCGGAGCGACGATTCTGATCGAGCTCGCCAGGCAGAGTCCCCGATGCCCCACCGGTCATGTAGGCGTCGAGAGCCTGCTGCTGTTTTAACGACGGGATTTCTGTGACTTTGGGACGGCCTGTTGCGTCGACCGATACTTGCGCGAACCAGGCGGGATCGGAGCCCTCCTGCACGTAGCGGCCAGGGATACGCTCTCCGCGGCTGTCATATTGCGGAACGTATGCGTGGGTGATCCCGCCGGAACGGACGGTGAAACCGGTTAGCTGATCGTCGGGACCGAAGACATAGTCGTTGCTTTTCCCGTTGCCAAGGTCCACGTGTTGCTTGGTCTGAAAAGTGGAATAGGTTTGGCCGTGATAGGTCGTTGTCGTCGTCGTCCGTGTTGTATCGGGATCGACGGTCTGGGAGTGGGATTCGACGCTGGCCCCGCTCGGAAGAAGCAGTGGCTGACTGTCCTTCAGCCCGCCGTTGTTGACGATCGTCAACGCATCCGGCAGACCACCGAAAGCCGGCGGCGCGCTGGGACTGGTTCTCGGCATGATGCCGAGGGTTTCGAGTTTCCGTCTGTCCGCATCACTGAGATTCTTCGAGTTTGCGGAGGACGGCGACGATGAAGTAGGGGCGCTGGCAGTCGGCGGTACTTCCTTCTGCTTACGCTGACGATCCGCTGCAGCCAGAGTGGTCCACAGCGGATCGTTGAGGTAGGGGTTAGCAGAACTATCAGTCGGTGGTGAGCCCAT